AAGTGTGCTAAAGATCCGGCGTACTTTATGAAGAAGTATTGCCATATTCAGCACCCTACTAGAGGCCGTATATTATTTAACCTTTATCCTTTTCAGGAAAAAGTACTCCATTTATTTAGAGACAACCAGTACTTAATCACACTTAAGTCTAGACAGTTAGGTATATCTACTTTAGCAGCAGCATACAGTTTGTGGTTAATGTTATTTCATAAAGATAAGAACATATTAGCACTGGCAACTACTCAAGCAACTGCTCGTAACTTGGTAACCAAAGTTATCTTTATGTATGATGAGTTACCTAAATGGTTAAGATTGCCATCAGTAGAAAAGAATAAATTATCGTTAAGATTAAAAAACGGATCTAAAGTACAAGCTAAATCATCATCACCTGATGCTGCAAGATCAGAAGCAGTATCGTTACTCCTTATGGATGAGGCCGCCTTTATAGATAACGTAGACGAAACCTTTACTGCAGCTCAACAAACCTTAGCGACGGGTGGTCAATGTATGGCACTGTCTACTCCTAATGGTATAGGTAACTGGTTCCATCAAACATGGGAAAAAGCAGAAAGTGGAGAAAATAGTTTTCTACCTATAAGATTACCTTGGACAGTTCATCCGGAAAGAGATCAAAGCTGGAGGGATACTCAAGATCAAGATTTAGGACCTAAAATGGCAGGACAGGAATGTGACTGTGATTTCTTAGCTTCCGGTGATACAGTATTTGAACCAGAAGATATGGCATACTACGAAGAAACATACCTAAAAGATCCTTTAGAGAGAAGAGGTGTAGATGGTAATTTATGGGTATGGGAAGGAGTAGATTATTCTAAGTCTTATATGGTTGTAGCTGACGTCGCTAGAGGAGACGGACAGGATTATTCTGCGTTCCATATTTTTGATATTGAAACTTGTACCCAAGTCGCAGAATATAAAGGTAAACTCTCACCGAAAGAGTTCGGCAATGTATTAGTAGGAATAGCATCAGAATATAATGACGCTCTACTAGTTTGCGAAAATGCAAATATTGGATGGGCTACAATAGAACAGATACTTGAAAGAGAGTATCGAAACATGTATTATAGTACTACCAATAATATGGAATCAGTAGAGTCTTATATGTACAAGTATGAAAGAGATAAATTAGTCCCAGGCTTTACTATGTCAGCTAGAACGAGACCTTTAGTAATAGCCAAGATGATAGAGTACGTTAGAGATCATTCTGTTACTATACAATCCAAAAGACTCTTATCCGAAATGAGAGTATTTGTATGGAAAAACGGAAAAGCTCAAGCTCAAGATAGATATAACGATGACCTTATAATATCATGTGCTACCGCTTTATATGTAAGAGATACTGCACTTAAGTTGAGACAACAAGGTATCGACTTAGCAAGAGCTCAATTATCATCGTTTAATAACCTAAACTCAAGAAATCAAGCTGTTGTTAAACCAGTTGGTTATATGAACGAAAATCCTTATCTTATGAAGACAGCCCAAGGTGATGAGGATATTACATGGTTGTTAAAATAGATCTATTTATATATAAACTGCATTTAAATGGCGGACACTTCTTTATTCGGTAGACTTAAGAGACTTTTCTCAAATGACGTAGTAATACGTAATATAGGAGGAGATCAACTTAAAGTAGCTGATATCAACAGTATACAGAAAACTGGTAAATACGATACTAATTCTTTAGTAGACAGATTTAACAGACTATACATTCACAATACTAGAAATGTATATAACCCAAATCTTAATTACCAGACACTTAGAGTACAATTATACTCTGATTATGAAGCAATGGATACTGATCCTATTATAGCTTCTGCTTTAGATATTATATCAGATGAAACTACAATCAAAAATGATCAAGGAGAAGTCCTAGCTATTAAATCATCTGACGAAAATATACAAAAAGTATTATATAACCTATTCTATGACGTATTAAACATTGAGTTTAATTTATGGTCATGGACACGTAATATGCTTAAGTACGGAGACTTTTACTTAAAGCTAGAGATAGCAGAGAAGTTCGGAGTATATAACGTGTTACCTTACACAGTTTATAATGTTATAAGATCAGAAGGTCATGATCCTGAAAATCCACAAAAGGTAGAATTTATTCTAGAGCCTGACGGAATTGCAGCAGGAGCAGATCCTTATTATAAAAAATCTAACAATAAAGAGAAAATAGTATTTGATAATTACGAAGTAGCTCACTTTAGACTTTTATCTGATACTTCATACCTACCTTACGGCCGTTCATACTTAGAACCAGGTAGAAAAATTTACAAACAATTAAACTTAATGGAAGATGCGATGTTAATACATCGTATAATGAGAGCACCTGAGAAGAGAATGTTCTACATTAATGTTGGTTCTATACCTCCTAATGAGGTTGATCAGTTTATGCAAAAGACTATAAGTTCTTTAAAGAAGACCCCTTATGTTGATTCTCAGACAGGACAATATAATTTAAAGTTCAACATGCAGAACATGATGGAAGATTTTTACTTACCTGTCAGAGGTGGTGATACTTCTACTCGTATAGAAACTACTAAAGGACTAGAGTACGATGGTACTAAAGATGTTGAATATCTTCAATCTAAACTATTTGCAGCTCTTAAGATTCCAAAAGCATATTTTGGGTATGAAGGAGACTTATCAGGTAAAGCAACTCTTGCAGCAGAAGATATAAGATTTGCAAGAACAGTAGAACGTATACAGAAGATTATAGAATCAGAATTAACTAAAATTGCTTTAGTCCACCTATACACTCAAGGATTTACTGGAGAATCATTAACAAACTTCGATATTAAACTTTCTACGGCATCTGTTATATTTGATCAAGAAAAAGTTGCTCTATTAAAAGAAAAGGTAGACTTAGCTGCTCAAATGAAAGATACTAAAATGTTCTCTTCAGATTACATATATGAGAATATATTCGATATGTCAGAAGATCAATATATGGAAGAAAGAGACTTAGTCAGAGAAGATACTAAACGTGCATTTAGAGTTGCACAGATTGAGAATGAAGGTAACGATCCAGCTAAATCTGGTACTACATACGGTACACCACATGATTTAGCATCTATGTATGGTAGACGTTCAGTCGCAACACCTAAAGGTGGATCACCAGGAGAAGTACCTCAGGGATACTCAGAATTAGAACCTGAAAAAGAACAAGAATGGGGAATGCCAGGACCTGAAGGCGGTAGACCAATAGAAAAAGCATCAGTATATGGTACTAATGATAATCCAATGGGAGGACGTGATCCTTTAGGAGTTCACGGTATGCATGGAGGATTTCCATCAGATAACGATAACGTAATGGAAAACGTTAGTACTAAGGCTATATACCATAAACATAAAAATGCTTTAAAAAACATAGTATTTACTTCTCCTAAAGAAGAAGAAAGTAATCTACTCAAAGAAGATAACATTAAAGATTTAGGTAACTAGCACATATTTATAATAGTAAACGTGTACAATGAAAATAAAACACTCTAAATATAGAAATACCGGTTTGATCTTCGAATTGCTTGTTAAGCAGCTTGCTGCCGATACATTAAATCGAAAAGATTCTGCTGCTATTAGTATAATCAAAAAACACTATACAGGTAAGACTGCTATAGTAAATGAATTTAAACTGTACAACTTTATACTTAAAAACAGACAAATTTCGCAAAGTAAAGCAGAAACTATCCTATCTACTATAACTGAAATTTCAAGGAAAATAGATAGAGCTGCACTTAAGAAACAAAAGTATAATCTTATATCTGATATTAAAGAGAACTATAATATAGAAGATTTTTTTGCTATACAGACACCAGATTATAAAGCTCTAGCTTCTTTATACTGTTTATTAGAAAGCCAGAACAGCAATGAAATGGTAGATCCAGAACACTTAATTAATTTTAAGTCTACATTATTAGAACATCTTACTACCAATAAACAAGACAAGGAAAGTGTTAAAGATTCTCTTATAGAAGAGTATTCAAAATATGATAAAGACCTTAAACTACTTACTTTTAAGTTCTTTTTAGAGAAATTTAATGATACCTATAAAGATTTACTTCCGGAGCAGAAAAATATTTTAAGAGAATTTATTACTTCAGGTAATTCACAAACACGTTTACGTTCATTAGTAAATGAGGAACTTGAAAAAATTATTTTGGAAATTAAGAAGTTAAGTTCTAAAGTAAAAAACCAAGTAGTCAAAATAAAATTAGATGAAGTAGCTAAGATAGTAAAACCTATCGAAAAGAAAGAAAGAATTAAAGATAGCCACTTAGTCAATCTAATGCAATATTACGACCTTGTTTCTGAACTTAAAAATCTATGACAAGATTACAGTTAAAAGAAATGATCCGAGAAGTATTGCAAGAATTAGACGAGGCTAATACTACTAACGTAGGAGGAGCTTCATTTACCCCTGGTGACGGAGCACAGTATGCTACTCCTAAATGGAGAGGGAAAGCTACTAGGGCAAAAAAAACATTAAAGAAACAAGGATATACAGAACTATAATGAGAACAGTAACAGAAAAATATAAAGCAGTCAACGAAGGCAAGCTTAACCAAGACGAATTCGTTAGACAAATGAGATTAAGTTACCCAAATTTTATATCTCAATTCAACGGATTTAAAGATACAGTTCAAATCCTCTCTAATAGAGGCCTTCTTTTTGAAGAGAAGACTATGAAGCATGATGTTTCGGATGAATCTATCAGAAGAGCATTAGATGTTGAACTCACTGCTATGGGAAAAGATCCTGTTACTTGTAAGGATTCAGATACATTAGAAAAAGCAAAAGCTAAAGCAATCGCTAACTTATCTAAAGATCCTTTACATTATTACAACCTACTTTCTAATGAATCATCTAAAGTTGATAAAAACGATCAACCTAAAGAAACTAAAAGAGGAGCTCTCGAAAAAGATACTTTTAACGATATGAAAAAAGCTACGTTAAAAGAGAGAAAAGAAAACCTAGTAGAAGGAACTAGAGCGTTGGTTGGATATTTAGCCGGCGACACTCTTACTACTACATATAATCATCACGATGGTTATCCTTCTAATTTAGGAGCAGGCTTAGAAGCTCATTATAACGATGATGAAAAAGCCAAAGATATAGCAATGAAAGGCTACATCACTTACCTTGACCCTGAAACAGGAGAAACCGAATCTACTCATAAAGATCCAGCTCAAAAAATCAAACTACCTTCTGAAGATGAAGATATGGCTAGAGAGATTGCTGATGCTATTAACAGTATGGGAGCTGA